ATCCTGAAGATTTATTATATCCAAAAAGAGAGCAGAAAAATAAACATGCTCTAAGTAAGTCAGCCTATGCCTACGCTGATGCGATGTTAGAAGAAAGAGAGAAACACGATGAGTAACCAAATAATATTAAACTACCGAACAGAACATGATAGATGGGTTATTGATTTTAATCATGAGCAAGAAAACTTTGGAGTCTTTAAAGCCTTTTTAGAGCAGCTTGAATTTGATATACAACAAGATAATATAAAACGCCTAGTGCTATGTATGAGGCAAGATAATAAAAGTGTTTTAGCACAAGCGGTCTTAGATTATATGAAAGAGATAAATGCACCTATTGATATGGAGAAAGAGTGATGAATACAAGAGATAAGATAGCTATAGCGGCTATGAATGGGTTAATGACTAAGAAGACTTGGGATTTACAAGAGTTTAAACAAGACCCTATGCGGATAGCAATGTGGTCATATGATATAGCTGATGCAATGATAATTGAGAAAAAGAGAAGAGAGCTGGTAGAACTGGATGAAGTTACAGAACCCCCTAATCCATACCTCGATAAGCCAATATCAGCTTTATTCTTTACTACACGTACAAATAATTGTTTAAAGGCAGAGAATATATACTATGTCAAAGACTTAATTAAGTGGTCAGCTATTCAATTATTAAGAACCCCAAATTTAGGGAAACATTCGTTAAAAGAAATAAAAGAAGAGTTAGCTAGGATCGGGCTGTCTTTACGTGAGGATAAGTAATGCAACTAATAACATTAGACGTAGAGACGTACTATAGTAAAACCTACAGCCTATCAAAGCTGACCACAGAAGAGTATATAAATGGAGACGAGTTTGAAGTTATTGGAGTAGGTATTAAGCTAGGAGATGCAGAGACTACGTGGCATACAGGAGACCGAGTAGAGATAAGTAAAGTGCTCGATCAATATAACTGGAATGATATTACTTTAGTAGCACACAACTGTTTCTTTGATGCTAGTATTCTAAGCCTTTACTTTAACATCTTTCCAGCTAGGTATATAGACACTCTATCTATGGCACGTGCTATACATGGTATATCAGTGGGAGGTAGCTTAGCTAAGCTGGCAGAATATTATGAGCTGGGGGTTAAGGGTACTGAGGTTGTTGATGCATTAGGTAAACATAGAAGAAATTTTACTGCGGGAGAGTTAGCTAGATACGGTGAGTATTGTATTAATGATGTTGAACTTACTTATGCACTGCTACAAAAACTATTAAGCCATTACGGAAATGCACTTGAGCTACGTCTGATAGATATAACTATTAAGATGGGAGTTGTTCCTAGATTACAAGTAGACATGGGAATACTTGAGAGCCACTTATATGAGGTGAAGAAAGCAAAAGAGGATCTACTAGATAAGATAACAGTCGATAAGTCTGAGATTATGAGCAACCCTAAGTTTGCTAAGTTACTAGAAGATTGCGGCGTTAAACCGCCTATGAAGGTATCACCTACTACAGGTAAGATGACGTATGCATTTGCCAAGACAGATGATGGACTGAAAGAATTATTAGACCATCCTAATCTTATGGTACAGGCGTTAGTTGCAGTTAGGTTAGGGGTTAAGTCTACTATTGAGGAGACACGTACTGAACGCTTTATAGGTATAGCAAACCGCATGGGGAGAATACCTATTCCACTTAATTATTATGGAGCAGCTACAGGTAGGTGGTCTGCAGGTAGTGGGCAGAAAGTAAACTTCCAAAATATTCCTAGAGGTTCTAAACTTAAAGAAGCCATCATTGCGCCACAAGGATACGTTATAGTAGGGGCTGACTTATCAAACATCGAACTGCGAGTAGGTATGTGGGTGGCAGGTGAGACAGAAGCCTTGAGGATATTAGGTGAAGGCGGAGATTTGTATAAGGAGTTTGCTAGTATGGCGTTCGGTGTGCCTTATGATGAGGTAACTAAAGACCAAAGGTTTATCGGTAAGACATCGCAACTAGGATTAATTTTTGGGGTCGGTGCGGCGAAGCTAAGAGGTGCTGTGAAAGCTGGATCGGGTAAAGACTTAGGTGAGGCAGAGGCTAAGCGGATTGTTGACTTGTATCGTGCAACTTACACAGGGGTTACTGGTCTATGGAGAACTTGTAATGATGCTATTAAGTATATAGCAGATGACGTGCATGGGTTTAAGTTTGGCACTAAGGGTATATTTAGGGTTGATGGGAAGAAAGGAATAAGACTTCCTTCTGGTATGTACATGCAATACCCACAATTAGCTAATGGAATAGATGAAAAGACAGGAGAGCAAGGATATAAATATAAACTTAGAAATGGTTATGATAGACTATACGGCGGTAAATTAACAAACAATCTAGTGCAAGGGACAGCCCGATGCATTATGTCAGAAGCAATGGTTAGGGTGAGTAGGCGGTATGATATCGTTCTTACTATCCATGATGCCCTGTACATATTAGCTCCTGAAGCAGAAGCAGAAGAAGCGTTGAAGTTTTTAATGAAAGAGATGACCAAGCCTCCTATATGGATGCCCGATATACCACTAGCGGCTGAGGGTGGATATGGTAGAAGTTTAAAAGATGCAGGATAATATGGCTAACAAAACAAGTAATAAGAACCGTAAGAAAAAACCAAACCTTTTTAAAGCGAGAGAGAACTATGGCTGATATTGCAGACAAAGCAAACGATCAGGCACAACTGATACTAGAAAAACAGATAGAGATGGCGAAAGGTACTAAACTAGATATCTTTTCTAATGAATCTGGACAATGCTGGGAGTGCGATGCACCTGTAACGGATAATAGGCGCTGGTGTAGTAAGGAGTGCGCTGAGATGGCAGAAAGAGGAGGGTGGTGATGAGTAGAGAGACCGATCAAAAAATACTAGATATGTTAATGCCGGGGCTTGAGTTACCCGCCCCTCGTACTGAAGAAGAATTTATACTAGCAACACAACCAATTAACCCAGAGCTAGAAGAATTGGAAACACAAATACGTAGTGAAACAATAATAGCTATGTATCTAATGGATCAACTCAATGCAAAGAAAAAAGTTATACACGAACTATACAAAAAAGAAAGAGCTTTGAAAAGTGAAATAGTAGAGAGGAGTAGGGGGTGATGAGTTATACAGACTTTCGTTTAAAACAATACGAAAAAAGATTATTAAAAAAAGTACCTAAAAGAAAATGATATGGGCTGACCTTGTATTCCCCCCGATAAACCTATGGAGCTACCCTAATATGATAAACGAAGAATCAACTGTAAAACCTGTATGGAAACCTAAAGAAGTTCCAGCTGACCCTATTAATAACCCAGCTCATTACACGTATGGTGGGATTGAAGTGCTAGATTATATAGAAGCCAAAGGGTTGGATAAAGACTTTCACTTAGCTAATGTAATTAAATATGTATCACGTGCAGGATATAAGGTTAATAAACTAGAAGATTTAAAGAAAGCTAGAGTCTACTTAGACCGCAGGATTAAAATATTGGAGACCGAATGAAAGAAGGCGATGGCGACTATGATTTATTTTTAAGACAGTTAAAAAAGATTACTGCATTGCAAGATGAGATTAAAGAGTTAAAAAAAGATGCGTATAGATATAGGTTTATACGCTCAACCGTTGTTAATGAAGCAGGTATTGCTGGATATGATAAAAGTGTAGATGAACATATTAGGAAAAGAAATGAGAGCCCTAATTAGAAAATGGTTTTGTCCTCCACATGTATGTACAAAGTTCAGGCAGTATTATGGGTTGAATTTAAAGGTATGCGATGAGTGTAAAAAAGAAACTCCCTTATGGGAAGCAAACATAATTAAACACCAGAGGTAGTTATGATAGACGGTTTAGGGCATGATGATAGTGGTGAGAATGAGTGTGATGTATGTAGCACAGATTTTACTGATGATGAGGGTGGGATTACAGGGTACTTTGGTATCTTACCAGTAGCGTTTTGTCCTGATTGTCTGAGTAGTATGTGCGACATGGTTAGTCAGCTTATGGGTTGGGGAGAAGAAGACGAATGAAAGCACCTAGTTTCTCATACAGTTCATTAAGCCAGTTCATTACTTGCCCTAAACAGTATGAGGCACACAAAGTTTTAAAGTACGTACCTTTTGCCGATACAGATGCCACACTGTACGGTAAGGATGTCCATTCGGCAGCAGAACACTATATAGGATCAGGCACCCCGTTGCCTGAGAAGTACAACTATATTAAGGGCTATCTTGATACGTTAAATAATATCAAGGGCGATAAGTTCTGTGAGCTTGAACTGGGTATTAAGATAGAAGGTGGCGAGTATAGTCTATGTGATTTTAAGGATAATGCTAGATATTGGAGGGGTATAGCTGACTTAGTAATTGTAGACGAGGCGGCAGGTAAGGCGTATATTGTGGATTATAAGACAGGTAAATCTTCCAAGTATGCAGACACCAAGCAACTTGCACTACTAGCAGCGGCAGTATTTTTAAAGTATCCAACAGTTAAAACTATTAAGGGTATGTTGTTATTCCTAGTAGCTCAAGAAGTAGTAAAGGCTGAGTACACATATGACAGACGCTTTGAGATATTTGATAGCCTGAAAGAAGTATTACTGCAACGTGAAGTAGCATACGAAACAGGTATCTTTAATACTAAACCTAATGGGCTTTGTCGGCAGTGGTGTCAAGCAGTTAGGTGTGTACATAATGGGAGGTATGATGGCGATAAGTAGAAAGGCAGGGAAGTCAATTATGGATGAATTAATGTGGAAATATTATGATAGTCGTACTGATTCGTACGACTACAAGAGAATGGAAATTGACTCAAAGATTGACCAGATATTAGAAACTGAAAAAAGATTACAGGAGATTAGAGATGGCATACAAGAACAAAGCTGATAGAAATGTAGCACGTGAAGTAGAGCTGGAGAAGACACGCCCCGGAGCTCATGAGGCTAGGATGGAAAGGCAGCGTGCAAGACGAGCGGCAGACAAAGCGGGTATAGACAGAACGGGTAAGGACATAGACCACATACACGGTACAAAGGCAGGTAATGGGAAAGCTAACTTGAGACTTAGAACACCATCACAGAACCGATCTTTTACCCGCAACTCTGACCACACTGTAAAGATCAATGAGCCTAAAAAGAAAAAATGAAAATATCTGTAAAATCTGTGCGGGTAATGGCGGCAGATGCTGGTTTACCTGATACTTTAATTGAGAGGCATTTAGATGCGTTATGTGGAATGGCATTACGCCTTAGAGCAGCAGAACGAAAACTATGCCAGAATAAAATACGTGGGTGGTATAGTGATCGAAACTTGAACAAGGCGCAGTTATTTGATATACTAGACGACTAAATAGAAGAAACGAGTCGCTCCCTTAAGGAGCTGAATGAGGTATGCAATGCAAATAGATGTAATAAACGACAAGATACTGTCGATAAAAACGGACGACCCCGACAGTATTCTGTCGGTAATAGAAAGAAGTAAGCAGGTAGCTGAGGATGAAGTCTGGGTGAATTTTGGTTTGGGTGAAACATATATCCTAAACAACCTGAAGATACCAAACGTGCCATCACCTATCCGAACTCAATATAAATGGACAGGCATGTACAAACCGTTTGAGCATCAACGGGTAACGGCAGAGTTCTTAACTCTGAACAAAAAGGCTTTCTGTTTATCTGAGATGGGCACAGGTAAAACTAACTCTGTAATATGGGCGGCAGACTATCTAATGAATCTAGGCGTGGTAAGACGTATGCTAGTAATCTGCCCACTATCTATTATGGACGCCGCATGGCGTAGGGATTTGTTTAGAACAACTATGCACAGATCTGTAGAGATAGCGCATGGAGACCGTGAGAAGAGGGCTAGGATAGTTAAAGGAACATCTGAAATAATTATCATTAATTACGATGGTGTAGAGATAGTAGAGAAAGAGATAGATGCTGGTGGGTTTGATCTGATTGTAGTAGATGAGGCAACACACCTTAAGAACGTAGCTACTAAGAGATGGAAGACACTGAATAAATTAATTAAGGATGATACATGGTTGTGGTTGCTGACAGGTACCCCTGCGGCACAGTCTCCAGTAGATGCGTATGGGTTGGCTAAGATAATGAACCCTAAAAGTGTACCTAGAGCGTTTAATGCTTTTAGAGACTTAGTACAAATACGCCAGTCTATGTTTGTATTTAAGAACCGACCTGAAGCTGAAGAGATAGTACATAGTATCCTACAACCTGCTATACGTTACACAAAGGAAGAGTGCTTAGACTTACCAGAGTTAGTGTATCAGACTAGAGATGTACCGTTATCTGCACAGCAAGAGAAGTATTATAAGTTGCTCAAGAAAGAGATGCTTATGCAAGCAGGGGGCGAGGAGATATCAGCGGCGAACGCAGCGGTAGCTTTGAATAAGTTGCTCCAGTTGTCAGCAGGGGCTGTGTATTCGGATACAGGGGAGATAATAGAGTTCGATGTTAAGCACCGATCCAAGGAGTTACTAAGTATTATAGATGAGACACCGCACAAGGTGATCGTGTTCGTTATGTTTAGACATACGATTGAGTTAGTTCAAAAGGTGTTACAGGATGAGGGGCACACTGTAGATATAGTACATGGTGGAGTAAGTGTTGGTAAGAGGGCGGAACTATTCAACCAGTTTCAAACCAGCAAAGAGCCTCGCATACTGGTTATCCAGCCGCAAGCGGCAGCTCATGGTGTAACTTTACATGCGGCTAATACAATCATCTGGTGGGGTATGACCTTATCATTAGAAACATATATGCAAGCTAATGCTCGCATACACAGAGCAGGGCAGGTTAATAAGTGCAATGTTGTGCATTTAATAGGCAGTCCAGTAGAGAAAAGGGTACTTAACGTACTTGAGAACAAAGGTGCTTCACAAACGAAGCTGTTAGATTTATTTAAAGAGGTAATACAATGATTAGAGAAGACATTATAACTAAAGATGATGATGAAACAATGAGAGAAGAGTTTGAGGAAGTATTTGGAGAAGATCCTGAAGGCGTATTCGTAAGGGTAGAACTATTTGTCTCAGAGGGAGGGGTAGGATTTAGTGTACCTAATGAAGACCCTAACGCAAAGTTGTATATGAAAGCCTTAAAAAATATGCATAGGACAATAGCTATAAACACAATTCAAAATTTAATTACGAGTTGTGAGCAACACGAACGGGGAGTATTAGCTAAAGAGATACGTGCTTTTTTAGAGACCCCTAAATCTCTACACTAGGAGAAAGCTATGAAAAGTATTATGTTTTTAATGTTGTTAGCACCAACAGTATCTATAGCGGCGGCTCTTATACTAACTCCGGGGCAAGCTATGAAAGCGGTTATACCTACAGTTAATGGGTACGCTATAGCTGACATGGGTGGTGAGGGGATTACACAAGTTATGGATGTAGGCGGCATGGCAGCTATCGTAGGACCAAACGCACCAACTACACTCATAATTCCAGATGCTGGTGTTGCAACACCTGAGATGCTTATACCCCTCCCGGGGACTGATGTAGGCTT